CAGTTGTTGAAATAGTGATCGCGGTACCTGAAGGTTTTGTCTTAACAAAATATGTTTCTCCAACAACAATCGTACTGCTACCTAAATCACCGGCAAACACAACAGGGTCATTCACTGTGAATGGTGCTGAGTTAGAAACCGTGATTTGATCTGTTAGCGTATTGGTCGCTGAAACAGTAGCGTAGGGGAAAGCACCGTAACCAGTAGAATCTACTGGTGTAGTTAAACCGGAATCACTGTATAGTTCAAAAGTGTTAGAACTAATGATATCAACATAGAATACGTTACCGTTAAGTTCTGTCATTCCAGGAACATTTGTTACAGTAATTTCTGCTCCTTGTGTGAAGAAGTTGTCCTGAGTAGTAGTAACTTGAGCAGGAT